TTGCCGACCGGCGTGTTGGGCCGCTTGATGGTGAGCGTGACCGTACCGTCGGCGACTCTGACCACGAGCTCCGCGCCGCCTTTGAGTGGTGCCCGGCGCTGGCTGCCATTCCGCCGGCTGATCCGTACCATCTCGTCAAAGATGCGCGTGATGTAGGAGACGCGCGGCGTGATCATTCGCCGTCATACCTCTGACGCCGCATCGCCTCAAGCGCAAGCGGCGCACAGATCGGGCACAAAACAATCGTCCCGGTCGGGTCCAGGTATTCGGCAGGCTGTCCACATCGCGGGCAGGGGCCAATGCGCGGCGGGCCAGGGAGCCGAAGCCGAGCGACAATTCGTGCGATCATTTCCTCGTCTGTCATAAGGCACCTCTCATCAATCGCGCCCTGCCGCACGATCCCAGTCGAGCTGCGCCAGATACCGATCGTATCCTTCGAGCTGCTGATAGCCAGTACCAAGGCACCAGGAGCAGCCGCCTGTGCAATCGCACTCAGGACACCCAACATCGTACGTTTCGCCAGTCTTTGACTCAACCGTTACCCGGGTGGAACCCTGGCAGCCAGGACAACGGCCGGACCCCTTGCAATTCTCACAGTCCATCACTGACCTCCAACCGGCTCGAACAATTCCGGCTCGCAACGCGGACAATGGCCCTCCCATTCCGACAAGATCACTCCCCAGCAGGTGAGACATCGCATCGCATACAGCGCGGCCGCGTTTTCATACTTCGAACAGTCATCAGTACCCAGAGGGAACGCCGGCGGGGCAGGCGCCGGCCGGCTGCCACCTCCCGACGACGAACCGTAGACACCGCCAGTTCGCAAACAGCCAACCAAAAAGTTAGGCATCTCGCGGCCGCGCCCGCAGCGCCAGGCGGCGTCGATCTGCTCCCGAACATAGGCCGGATCGAGATGCGCGAAGGCGCGCACCGTCGCCGGATGGACCTTTTCGGCGCGTAGTAACTCGACAGTCTCTGTCTGCGTAACTAATTCGCCGCCTGGCCTTAATGCCTCGTCTTGATTAACCCTTGATCCTGTTAAAGGATGGGGGGCGCCAGATCGATCCGCATCGGGGGGCGCGACCTGTCCGCATTGCGAGCAACAAAAAAAGGGATTCGGCTCGACGGCACGGACTTCGACTTCCGGGGGGCGTGTTTCGGGGGTGTCGTCGATCGATGCCTGAACCGGCGGCACAGGCTCGTAGGCCGTGATGGTGCGTCGGTAATTGTGGCCTTCCTTCTTGAGCCAGATCAGGCCGGCGTCTACAAGGTGATCGTCATAGCGCCGGATGGTCCGCACAGTGACGCCGGCTTGTGCTGCCAGCTCGGGCTGGCTGAGACAGCTTGACGAGTTCCGTCCTGCGCGAGCAACGAGCTGCTTGTAGTACAGGAGCAATCCGACGCCGTGGCTGGTATGGGCCAGCGCCTGCTCGCCGGCACGGAAGGCCAACGCCTGGCGGTTGGTGGTTTTTGGTTGGGCTGGTCCATGTGGACCATTGGGGGCTGGATTTGTACGAGCATTGGTGGTATATAATGTTGTCATAGTTTGGTACTCAGAATCTAAGCCGGCTCGGGGTTTTGCCCCCCGAGCCGGCTGCTTTTATGTCGGCGCACGAGCGCCCATCGGTAGTACAATCGAACATCCTCCCGGGGGCAAAAGTCGGGAGGGTGGATATCCCGAGCCACGCGGGACTGCGAATCACTCGTGGCTCGGGGTGTTCACGTCTCTACACCTCCTGCAACCAAACGAGCGACAACCCCGTATACAAGAGCGACCAGGCGATCCACCGGCCGGGACTGCGAATCACTCCCGATGGACCGCCTTCACGCCCTACGTTTTCTGATACACCTGGCACGCGACAGACTCTAGGAATGGAGTACTGTCTTGCCCTATCCTTTACCGACCTCGACCGAATTGGTCGAGTCATTCATGGCTACCCGTGAAATCACCTGCCGGCCGGCCAGTCTCAACCTCTATCGGCATTGCCTCGGGATGTTCACGCGCTGGCAGGCCCAGCAGCCTGTTGTGGACCTCTCGCCGGCGACGATCGGCAATTACTTCCGCATGTTGCGAGCACGCGATCTGAGCGATCAGACAGTGCGCGGCCATTACCGGATGCTCAAGACCTTCTGTCGCTGGTTGGTCGACGAGGAGCTGCTGCAGCGCGATCCGTTCGCCGGGCGCGGCCGCGTCCAGGCGCCGCCCGTGCGCAAGCGGCGACAGCCGGCCTACAGCGACGTCGACATCGTGCGGCTACTCAGCGTCACAACCCCACCGAACTGGAAGCGCGACCGCAAGACCGCGCGCCTGCAATGGACGCCGGGCGGCCCACTGGAGCGTGAAGCGCTCCAGGCGCAAGCACTCGTGCTGCTGCTGGCCGACACGGGGATGCGCGCCGGCGAGGTCTGTCGGCTCACCTGTGCGAACGTGCGGGCGTCTGAGTGTGTCGTTGAGGGGAAGGGTGGCCACGAGGGCGTGGTCTTCTTTAGCGACGTGACGCGGGACATCCTGGTCGCGCTCATCGGCGATCGCCGCGACCACGAGGCGGTGTTCCGCGATTGGAACGGGCGGCCGTGCTCACCGCGCTCACTCCGCTCGATTATCGAGCGCCTGGGCCAGCGCGCCGGCGTGGACCTCCCACCGCGCTGCCTGCACGCCTTTCGACACTACGCGGCGCGCACGTGGCTTGCGGCCGGCGTGCCGACCCTGGCCATCAAACAGTTCATGCGCCATAGCCAGCTCTCGACCACCGAGCTGTATGCCCAGCTCGATGAGGCGATGCTGTCTCGACTGCATAGCCAGGCCAGTCCGGTGCTGTCGCTGCTCGACGATGCCGGGCTGCTGGCTGCGTGAATGAGCCGTACTAACTCTGCTGGTGGGCTATAAGGTCAGTTGGTTAGAGCGCTTCCTTCACACGGAAGAGGTCACTGGTTCGAGTCCAGTATCGCCCACCAGGACATAACTCAACGATAACCATCAGTTGGTAAGGTGCGCCGGAAGGGGTACTGAGCCAATGCACATGTGGGGCTACTGCATGTCGCCAAACTGAACAGTAGATCCACAAACGAAGCGCCTGAGTATCAAGAAGCCTACGCGGCTCGATACTCAGGCGCTTCGTGTTTCATCGTCAGTTCGATCTCGCTTTTTGGGCGTCCAACCTTTCGGTCATTCTTGTACGCTTCGATTTCTTCCCGCGTAAAGAACCAATAGCGGCCGGCAACCTGCCGGCCGATGCGCCCTGCCTGCGCGAGCTCTGTCACGCGCTGCCGCGTCACGCCCAGCTCGCGGGCAGCATCGGCGCCGGTAAGCATGTCATCAAGTTCTTGTAGCACCGTTGTCCCCTTTCCAGTGTCAACGAATATACACCGAACACTTGTGCGTGTCAACCATTTTCCAACCGTTGCCAAATAAATCCTTGACAAGAGTAATGATATACTTTATTATCATTGACTATAGCAAGGATTGTTCGGGATGGCCGAACGAAACAGCCCGGCCAGAGGTAAGAGCTCCGACCGGGCCACGCATGGAGATTTGGTCCAATGCAAGAAGTCATTATGAAGCAGACGGTGGTGACTCCGCAACTGACGACGGCGGCCAGCATGCTGGTCCGCCTGGCCCAGCCGGGCAACTCGTCCCTCCACCGGGCGCTCGAAAAGGCGGAAGGTCGCCTCATCTCCCAGCCCTGGCGCGTGGATGATGGCGTGCTCCACATCGTCAGCTTCACGCATCAGAACGAGGTCCACCTGACAGACGGCGTTGACTGCTCATGTCCCACGACACGCGGCACCTGCTATCACAAGGCCGCATGGTTCATCCTCTCCACGCTGGCCGCTGCCGGCTGTTCTCCAGTGGCGAACCTGCCGCTGCCCTCGGCGCTCGACGTTGACGAGCTGCCCGGCTCATTTCTCGACGGCGATTTCAGCGCGTTTGATGATGACAGCCTGACGCATGACCAGTACGGCAAGCTGCTGCCCGAGTTCGCGCCTGCTCCCGCCTTCGAGGAAGTGGACCAGCTGCCGCCGGCGCAGCCCTTCCGCCTGCAGCCCAGCCGCGTGCTGGTCAACCCGCTCGACGCCGACGTAGACGCGCTGTTCGGGAGGGTCGCATGATCGCCACTGAACTTGCGGAGCTCACGCGCGAAATCCAGCAGGACACCGGCGTGGACGAGCGCGCGGCCGCCGCGCTGGCGTGGGAGCAACTGGCGGTCCTGCTCGGGGATGCGGTGGCCGATATCCGCTACATCCCCCGGCGCGTTGTGGTATTCGATCTGCTGACGGCTCAAGAGCTCAAGACACTGACTGACCGCTAACAACCCGCCACAGGACACAGAGACGCCGCTGGCCCCCCACCAGCGGCGTCTCTGTGCGTTTGACCGGCGCTCCCGTTCGCCTCGATTGTAGCACGACGCCGGGCGCGGCTGTCCTCGTCGTTATCGCCCGCTTCGGGATCGTCGTGCATTTCTCATGCAGCGCCGTGCGGATGCCAGTCTAGCATCGCTGTTGCAAACGCTCTTTTTCAAATACTATCGAAGCGGCTCGATTCGGATCAGTTCTGAGCAGCCCTGTAGCCGGCACTCCGGGCATCCGCTTCCGTCGCAAAACATTGCTCTGGCTTGGTGCGGCTGTACGATCGACCGCCCGGCACATGGTAGATCCACTCATCGCCCTGGTTCCCCTTGATTGGGAAGCCGGGCGGGCAGTCGTCGCCCACGGGCTCGGCCGGTCCCTGCGCCGGCGCAGCTGCAGGTGCCTCGGTTGGTGCAGCTGCAGGCGCGTCCGGCGCTGCAGTCGTCGCGGTCGGCTCGATAGCCGGCGCTGCAGTCGTCGCGGTCGGTTCTGCAGCTGCGGGCGCGGTGGTGGGGGTGTTGCGGGCCAGGCGCGGCGTTGCGCTAGGACCGGGTGCCCCCTGGGCGTGGCGCGGCGTAGCGGTCGCTGCGGGCGCTCCTGGCGTCCTGGTCGGTGGGGTGTCAATCAGGCCGACCGATTGACCGACGGCCGTGCCGCCAATGCAACAGGTCATGAGAACGACGAGGGGCAGACAGCCCCATGCGATTTTGGCACCGCCGCGCGATTGCGCGAACCGACGCCACCATGCCGAGGGCATGGCGAGGAGACGATTGAACACGGGGAGACTCCTTTGCTACTGGAGAATCGGGACATACCAGACTCTCTACGCAAGTGCGCGGGACTTGGTTTCACACATGGCATGAAATGACCCGCATCGACGAGTAGCGCGCCGTGCGGGTCAGGGATGCCCCGGATTACGCTCAATAGTAGCATTTTTACCATTGGTCTGCTAAAGTGACTCTACCGTGGTAGCCGGAAGGCCACCGCGTCTCTGCGTCCGGCCACCGCCCACGGCCGGGAGCATCATGCAGGTATTCGATTGCAGGGCTGAGTTTCAGGGCAGCTTCAAGACGAAGCGCACATCCAACACCTATCTCGTGGTCCATCACGCGGCCGCGCTCTACCCGACACGCACCGGGATCGAGGATGTTCGAGCGGTGGCAAAGTACCACACGGTCGATCGTGGCTGGCCGGGCATCGGCTATCACATCTGTCTTGCCGAGGAATCGCCGAATGGCCCGATCGCTCGCTACGATGTCAGTGATCTTGACCTGCAACGCGCGCACATCCTTGACCGGAACCATCAATGCGTCGGCGTGAGCTGTCTGACGAACTTTCGAGGCATCCCCGAGCAAAAGTGGATCGACGCCCTGGTCGAGACGTTGCGCGGGCTCAAGCGCCAGGACACTTTCAAGAAATCCAAGATCGTCGGCCACGGGGAGATCGCCGTGCCAGCCGGCAAAACGTCCTGCCCCGGCCCGGCCTGGTCGCAATGGAAGCAGACCCTGATCAATGCTGTAGAGGCCGATCATCCCGTCATCGTGGACAACCTGCCCGATGGCACCTTTCCGGTGTATTCGGCCCTCAAGAGCTACTACGATCGCTCTGGCGGCGTGTGGCAGCCCGATCGTTTCGCCCTCGGCTACGCGCTCACGCCCTTCGACCAGGCGACCCGCGTCCAACAGTTTGAGCGCGGCTGGCTGCGCCTCAATCCCGATGGAACCGTGTCGCCGCTGCTCTTGTCGGAGCTCGCACCGTGATCCTCGAAGACACATTGCTCGTGCAGCAGCTGCTCGGCGATCAAGCGCCGCCCGTCTCAGCAGCCTTCCAGACTGAGACAAGCCTGCTGTTCACCTGGCGCGGCCGCGACGATCGCCTTGATGTCGAGATCACGATCGACGGCCGCGCACACTGGCGCTATAAGAACCGGGGAAATCAGGTCCAATGGACGCATGACCACGATATCGATGATGGCTGGCCGGCTGAGGGCAAGCGGTATTTGATGCGTTTCAACCGGAGGGCAGCATGATCCGCGAGTATGCCGGCTTCACACTCTGGTCTGCCTTCGTGATCTGGTTCGCCCTGGTGATGGGTGGGCCGGCCCAGCAACCCCCACCGACGGCGCGCTATGAGTGCCCACCTCCACCGGGGATCACCCTGCACGCTGAGAACAGTCAGATGGAGGTCGATAGAACAGGCCGGGTATTCTGCGCGACCCGTGCGAGCACCTCGATCGGCGGTGTCGTCTGGACGTATGACAATGGCGTTCCGCGCATCCTTGTCGGCGACGATGGACGCCCCGAGGAGTTCCACGGCAACGGCGAGCTGACTGTGTGGCCTGACGGGTATTTGCGCTATATCACCGTGCGCGTGGGCAGCCTAAACCCGCCACGCACCGGCCTTGCCATCGTCGAGCACGTCGTGCCGGAATGGACACCGTAATGTCGCATCGGAAACAGACGGCCATGTTTAAACATAGCTATGCCATTTCAAAAGGGAAATAAGCTCGGCCCTGGCCGGCCAACACGCAAGGTAGAAGATCGTCATCAGATGGTCCTGCTGTCCGTCTTTGACGAGGCAGCGGAACGCGCGGCAACGCAGGCGATGATCAGGCAGGCAAAGAAAGGCAACGTCGCAGCTTTCAAGGAGCTGATGGACCGCAAGTACGGCAAGGTGAAAGAGAACGTCGATCATGGTGGCACAGTCGTCATCCAGATCCGAGAAGAACGGGCAAAGGGAAAGATCCTCGACGCCGATTTTGGTTGAGCAGCCGAGGTTGCATCCAGCCCAGCGCACGATCGTCGCCGGCCGAGCCCGGCAGACCGTCGTGTGCTGCGGGCGTCAGTTCGGAAAGTCAACCCTTGCCCAGCATCAACTCATGACCAAAGAGATGATCACGCATCCGACCGCCTACTGTGCGCCAACCCACAAGATGCTGACGCAGGTTTGGCGGGAGCTGTGCGAGCGACTTGACCCGATCATCGTGCGGCGCCAGGAGCAGGCCCACCGGATCGAGCTGCTGAGTGGGGGCATCATCGAGGGCTGGTCACTGGATGATCCCAACGCCCTACGCGGCCGGCGCTACAAGCGGGTGATCGTTGACGAAGCGCGGCTTGTGCCCGATCTTGAACATGTCTATTTCGCCGTGATACGCCCGACACTTGCCAGGCTGCGCGGCGATTGCTACCTGATCTCGACGCCGGCCGGACTGGACGGCTTTCATGCTCTGTTTCAGCGCGGCATGAGCAAGGAAGCCGGCTGGTCGGCCTTCCGCTATCCGACCCATGCCAACCCATACATTGCAGCGGCCGAGCTGGATGAGATCAAGGCGATGCTGCCGGCGACGGTCTATGCCGCTGAAATCCTTGCCGAGTTCGCCGATACGGGGCTCACCGTGTTTCGCCAGTCCGACATCGCGGCGGCCGAGGATGGCGCATCAGGACACGCGGCGCCCGTGGCCGGCCGGCGCTATCTGACCTCGGTGGATGTCGGCCGGCGCCAGGATGCGACGGTGATCGCAACCGTCGATATCACCACTGAGCCCTTTCAGCTCGTCGCCTTCGATCGGTTGGAGCGCATCCCCTATCCGGTCATCCAGTCGCGTATCGCCGATCGGGCACGCGCCTATCTCGGCCGGCTGATTGTGGAAAGCAACGGCGTCGGCGATCCCCTTATCGAAAATCTCGACGTTCCGGCTGAACCCTTCGTCACCACGGCAAAGTCAAAAGTCCAGGCCATTCAATCCTTGCAACTCTTGCTTGAACAGGGCCGCTATAAGGCGAAGTGGACGGCCGAGGCGAAGCGCGAGCTGATGGCGTACCAGTGGGACGATCGGCATCTCACCCAGGATTGCGTGATGGCATTGGCGATCGGCGCCGCGCATATGCGGATTCCGACAAGCGCGGGGATCTGGTGATGACGAGCAACAAGCTGGCGACCTACACCACCCAGCGCCTGGTCAAAGCGGCCAGGTCGCGCACCCGTGATGCGACGTTCAACTTTAGCGGGGCGTTTAGCTCGCTGCTGTCGAGCACCTTCTCGCTGCTCACGGGCACCGAGCGCGTCGGCTGGGCCGTCGGCGTCGATGGGTCCACCGTCAGGATGCTCGATAGCTCGCCCGCAACGCTGCTCCAACAATTGAGCCTGAATGAAATCGTCTATGCCTGTCTGCGCGAGCGCATGAAGGTGCTGATCACCCCGGCCTTCGTCGTCGAGCGCCGCCAGCCCGACGGCACCTATGTCGTCGACCCTGAGCACGAGCTCACCGCACTCATGCGGCGGCCTGGTCCCAACCTGGACACGGCCACGCTCTGGCGCTGCCTGGAAGCGTCGTATGCCAGCATCGGCCGGCTCTACCTTGAACCAGTGTTTGGCAGCGCCTCACGCACCTTGCGCGGCCTGAACCCGCTCAATCCGGTCTATATCACCGAGCGGTATGAGGATGGCCGGCTGATTGCCTATGACTGGCAGCCGCCCGACGCGCCGTCGGTGCGCTTCGGTGTCGACGAGCTGATTGTGCGCCGTGCCGTCGATTGGGCCGATGTGCCGCCACTGATCGCCGCGCTCGGAAGCGTCCAGGCCGATCAGCTGAGTAATGATTTCATGCGTGGCTTCTTTAGCAACGCCGGCGTGCCGTCGGGCATCGTCAAGGTGCGCGGCTCGTGGTCGACGACGTTGACCGATGCCTTCCGCACAACCTGGATGGAACGCTTCGGACCTGGCGGCATGGCAGCCGGCGGGCCGGCGATCTTCGATGAGAACATCGAATCGTATACCAGGCTCGGCGTGTCGCTGAATGAGCTCGACAATGAGACGCTGAGGATGTTCATCGAAACGCGGATCTGCATGTGTTTCGGTGTGCCGCCCCTGATCATCTACGCCTATGCCGGCCTGCTTAAGGCCACGTATAGCAACCTGCAGGAAGCGTGGAGCTCCTTTTGGGATGCTACCGCCTTACCGCTGCTCAAAGAGTGGGCCGAATGGGTCAACTGGTCGCTGCTGACGCTGTACGAAGATCGGGATGATGTGCTGCTCGGCAACGTCCGGTGCCGCTTCGATCCGACGGGCATCGGGCCATACCAGGAAGACAACGATGCCAAGGTCACGTTGTATCAGGCCGGCTGGAATGATGGCAATGTCAAGCTGAATGAGCTGCGCGCCGTGATGGGGCTCCCGCCTGACCCCGACGGCGATGTCTACAAGGCACCGGCCCAGCCGCCGCAACCGTATGTGACGCTGCCACCCGAGCCAGGACCGCCCGCTGCGCCGCCCAGTGACTCCGAGACGAGCGGAGAGGAAGAAAAGCGCCTGAGAGTCGTGCATAACGTCAAGGCCGCTCCCAAGCCAACTCCGCGCCTTGACGCCGACGTTGCGAAGTATCTCAAGGACCAGTACGCCAAGGCGCGCCGGCTGGTCATCTCGGAAGGGCCGGACGGGGCGCGGGTCAAGCTCGAAGATGAGCTCGACGACGGAACCGCGTTGTTCGGCACGCTGGCACCGGCCGAGCGCCGCGCCTATTCTGAAAGCTGGAAGCAGGCAGCCATGCGCATCGATTGGGACGTCGTGCTCGACACCGGCGACGTGTCCAGCGCGGTTGACCTCCTGGCAACCCGCTGCGTGGGCATCGCCGGAACCACCAGGCAAGAGATCGCCGATCTCATCGTGCAGGGCGCTACTGAACAGTGGACCGATGCTGAGATCGCAGCGAAGATCGGTGAGCTCGGCTTTACCCGCTCCAAAGAGCGCGCGCCACTGATCACCCGCACCGAGCTTGCAGTTGCATCGACGACGGCCGCGCGTGACGCCTATAAAGCCAGTGGGATGGTTGGATCGCTCGAATGGTTGACCGGCCCTGATCCGTGTCCCGAGTGCCAGGAGCGCGACGGCAAAACCTACGATCTGGACAGCGCGCCCGAGCTGCCGGCGCATCCCGCATGCGTCTGCGATTACGCGCCTGTATTGAGTGAGGTACTGGCATGAGTGACGATCTCCGCGCGGCCGAGGCGCTGGCCGCCCTGCAATCCCTGGATTCTGGCCGCATCGAATACAAGTCAGACATTGCACCGGCCGTGCTCGACATTTCCGGCCGGGAGGTGACCACGCTCTTTTCCGTCGATAACCTGGATACCATCGGCGACATCACCGAGGTTCCGTCCTTTCGCAAGTCAATCCGCGAGCGCGCCGATCGCATCCCGCATATCTATATGCACGACCTCAACGCGCCGGCGATCGCGCGGATCATGGCCTTTCAGCCCCTCAGCCGCGCCGAACTGCCGACGGATGTGCAACAGCAGTATCCCGAGGCGACCGGCGGTATGGCGTCTGTGTCGCGCTACCTCAAGACAGGCCGCGCGGCCGAAGTGTACGAGGGCATCAACGAGGGCATCCCGTATCAAGCGTCCTTTGGCTTTCAGGTGGTCCGAGCCGAACGGAAAACACTCGCCGACGGCCGCAAGGCGCGGGTCATCAAAGAGCTTCGCCTGTTTGAGATCAGTACAACCTTACCCGGCCACGCTGCCAACGATGCAACCCGCGTGCGGGCGGGCAAGGCATTGGCCGTGATCGAAGAATTGAAAGCCGGCTGGCGGCACGGCACACATAACGATATTCTGGCGCTCCGCCAGGCATACCAGATCCTTTGCGACTTACTCGGTATTCCTTCTACGCTGATCGACGCCGCGCCGCAGGACTCCGAGCCTGCACGCACCTCGCCAGTGGATGCGCTCCTTACCGAAGTTGGATCACTGTACGAGGTTATGACATGAGCATGTATGCAGCTCGGCTCAAGTCCGAGATGAAGCCGATGCTTGACGAGCTCCGCGAGCTCAACGAGCTCGACCAACCAACCGACGAGCAAAAGAGCCTGATTGACACCCTGACGGTCAACCTGGCCGCAAAGAAGTCCGAGTACGACAAAGCCATGCAACGCAGCCAGAAGGCGCTTGAGGCCGAATCAATGTACGAGGGCCTGACGGATGAACCGGCGCAAGCACGGGCCCAGTATGACCGCCCGGCGACGGGAAGGCAGCCCGAAGGCGAAACGAAGTCACTCAGTGACTACCTGGTGAACTCGCGCGAGTTCAAGAACCCGCGCAACAATCTCTATAACATCACCGAGCCCATGCCTGTTGCTGCGCTGTACCCATTCGTCGAACGCAAGGCGGCGTTTGTTCCCGGCAATATCGCAGCGGCGCATGGCGACGTGCGGATCATCTCGCCGCTCGAAGCCGGCATGAAATTCCCGCTGTTGACCTTCCTCAACACCGTGCCGTGGAACGATCTCGTGGTGCCCTACCTGCCGATCACCTTCACCAATAACGCGCGGGAACAGGCGCTTGCCGAGGCCAAGGTCGAGTCCACAAATGCGGGCACGATCGCCACGATCCAAATGTCGACCATCGCGCATTGGAAGGAAGTGCCGAGGCAAATCTTAAGGGCGATGCCGACGCTGCGGGCGATCATCGATAACGAGCTACGCAACGGTGTCCTGGCGAAAGTACAAGCTCGGGTTGTGGCAGGGACCGGCACCGTGGTCGCGCCGGCCACAGCTCCGCAAATGCTGGGCATCGTCGGCCAGGTGACGCAGACTGTCACCGGCCCGACAACGCTCATCGGCCAGATCCTTTCGGCCATCGGCATCGTCGAGGCCAACGGCGGGGTTGTCGATGCGATCCTGATGAACCCCACCGATGTCGCCCTGCTCCTGAACGCACAGGTCACGGCGAATACCTTTAACCCACTCGTCAACGCCACCAGTATCGCCGGCTACCCCATTCTCAAGATCCCGTCGATCGTCGCAGGGACCGCGCTCGTGGGTGATTTCTCATCTTCGACAACCCTGTTTGTCGGCGAAGCGGCCAACGTCCGGGCCACGGAAGCGCTGGGGTTCAAATCGAACGTCGTGACCGTCTTGGGAGAGATGGATGCCGTGGTTCTCGTCGAGCGTCCCTGGCTCATTGTGAAGGCAGCCGGAACGATCTGATACGCGACACCGCCCCATTCATAGCACGAAGGGACCAGACCATGAGCGAACGATCAACACCCGCGCCGCCAGAGCCTGAAACCGCCCCAGCGCCCGACAAAGGCGGCTGGATTGATGGCGAAACGGGGGAGGGAACGGGCGCGCCACCCGCGCCCGCGCAGCAGCCGGGAATCGTCCCGATCCGCAAGCCGGCGACGGAAACCCCGCCCAAGAAGGCAAGCTAGAAGGGGTCCAGCATGAGCACGATCTGCACAGTCGGAGAGTGGCGGCAGTACATGACACAGGTGCCGGCGAGTACCGAGATCGACGCGCTGATCCAGGTCGCGCTCGACCGGGCCGAAGCGACGATCCTGCGCCAGTTGACCGGCGTCACAATCGAACTGCCCGCGCCCGAGGACTTAAAGCAGATCGTGCTCGAAGTGACAACCGGCTACTACCAGACGCGCGGCGTCGTGCCTGGCACCCAGACGATGGGGCCGGATGGGGTGGTGACGCTCATCCCTGCGGGCGGGCTCACGGGTGAGCACAAGAAGGCACTCCGGCAAATCAGGATCGAGCTCGGAGGCATAGCGGTCTGATGCCATACCGAGTCATTGACGGCAAAAGCGCGATGAAGGGCCTCACCATCGAAGTTGATATGGGCCGCATCGAACGGCAGGCGCTCGGTTTGTTTCACTGGCGTCTGCGTCTTGCCCGCCTGCTCATTCGGGCCGCAGCCGCGATGCTTCGGTGCAATGTGGAGATCACATCATGAGTGCTGACGATTTCACCCGCGCCGCCGCCCAGCTTGACAGGCTGGTCCCGAAGACCCTTCCACAAGCTATGTCGGCGGTCGTGCTGCAGGGCGTGGCGATCATGAAACGGGAAGCGCCGCGCAAGACGGGCAGACTCAGCCGCTCGATTCAGGGGCGCGTCGAGGCGCAGGGCAAGCGCGGCGTCGTCGATACCGACGTGGCCTATGCCAAGGCCGTGGATGAGGGCACCCCGCCGCACATCATCCAGCCGCGCCGAGCGCGGGCGCTGTTCTGGCGCGGGGCGCAGCATCCGGTCAGGATCGTCCGACACCCAGGGACGAAGGGCAGGCACTTCAAAGAGCATACCCGCGACAAACTGCGACCGATTGCCGAGCAGGAACTAAGCTCAGTGTTTGGGCACGCGCTGGGGCAGATCGGATGAGCGCGGTCAACGCGAGAGCGGGCCTGATCGAGCGCATCGACACAATCGACGACCTGACGGTGCTGGGTGCCGAGCCCTGGACGCTGCAGACGACCGCGGCTGCCATCGTGTCGCTCATCGGCGGGGGCTTCGCGCCTGGCGGCCAGGTGCGGGCGAAGACGTGGCGCTTTGCGGTTCGTATCGTCGTGCAGTACCAGGACGCTGAGGCGGCCGAGGCCGAGCTGGTGCCGTGGGCCGATCTGGTCACCGCCGCGATCCTCGACGACCTGACGCTGGGCGGGCGGGCATCCGTCGTGCCGCGCTGGGAGATCAGCGCCGAAGGGTCAGACGGCTACTACACCGTGAATGAAAAGACGCACCGCTCGATGGTGTTCCGGCTCGACGTGATGGACAAGCTGTAGGAGGGGCAGATGGCAACCGCTCGATGGTTCGATAAAAGCAAGCTGGAAAAGGGCGTGTCGCTGCCCTTCGGCATCCCGCAGCGTGACCTCAGCGACGAAGAATTCAATGCCTATCCCGCGCACATCCAGCGCAGCATTGATAGCTGGCCGGTGTTCGCCAAGCGCAACCCCAACCCGACACCGCGCACGCCCAAAGAGGACAAGGAGGCGTAATTTTGGAAATAGCGTTCGAAGTTTTTGCTGCCGCGTTGGAAGCCGATCGCGGCGTGGCCGAGCCGATACCGACGCATTACTTTCCCTTCGTCGGCACGATCCAACAGGCGTTTGACGTGTACCGGCACAGCATGCCGGACGGCACCTATGAGAACTACGTGTCCGAACGGATCACCCGCAAGTGGTCAACCTTCGAGGGGTCGGGTGCGCTCGACACCTACAACGCGCCGTATCTGTTCAACCTGATCGTCAAGGACCTGTCTAGTCCCAGCACGCCGGTCGGCGGCACGCTGTCCAGACTCTGGGACTTTGCGCCGGTCGTCAACGCCGATGTCCAGGCATCCCAAACCGGATGGTTCGGCGATCCCAATGTCCAGGTCTGGCGCGCTCCATACGAGATGGTTGATACCTTCACGATCACGGCAGACGGCACATCGACTGACGTGGTGACGATGGACATCTCGGGCTTCGGCCAGCGCATGACGAAGGTCGCCGATCCAACCCTGCCCACGCAGCTTGTCGGGCCGCTGCTCCCGCCGCTCTACATGCAATGCTGGATGGACACCGGCGACGACGACATCGGCACGACCGAAGTCACCGGGCGGCTGCTCTCGGCGATCCTGTCGGCCGAGCTGACCCGCTCGCGCAAGCACATCCCGGCAGGGCCAGGCGGTGGGCTGGACTTCACCCGGACGGGCATCGGCAAGCGCAATGCAACCTGCGCCCTGCGCTTCGAGGTGCCCGATACGAATGAGTGGGATCTGATGGACGCCGGGACGCCGGTCAAGTGCCGCGTTCGGATCTCGGGCGACCTGATCGAGGGCGCGCTGTACCAGTACGTCGAGTGGGACATCTTCGGCATCCTGGCCGAGCCGGCGTGGGGTGACTTCGAGACGACCAACCGGACGCTCGATGTCACCATCACGAGCACGAAGGACGCGACGGCTGGCTACTCGTGGGCATTGAGAGTGCAGAACGATCGGGCAACACTTTGAGCGCATTTATCGACACCTCGAAGGTCGAAGTCAGGGACGGCGACAATGTGATCTTCATTAAGCGCCGGATGGACTTCGGCACCAAATGCCGCGTCGAGGATACGCTGACGCAGATGGCACTCGTCAACGGCAGAACGGGAGACATCCGGTTTACCGTGGGAGCCCAGCGCCTGGCGCTTGCCGTGCATAACATCGTCGGCTGGGATGGTCCCGATTTTGTGGACCCAACCACGAAGCGCGCGGTGCCCTGCACGCCAGAAGCCATCGAGCGGCTTGACCCAACCTACCCGCTGCTGGTCCAGGCGCAGCTGCGCATCACCGAACTCAACGCCGATCGAGAGGTGCCTGACCCAAAGTCATTGCCGACGGCTGGCTCGCCGTCTACGAAGGCAAACGGGATGCAGCCGGTGGACGCTTTGACATCTACGTGACGCTGGCCGAGGCGCACAACTGGACACCTGACCAGGTGGATGCAATGGATCCGACGTTCATCATGGAATTGTTCGCCGAGAAAACTGCCAGGAATGACCACGCGGCGATTGACGCCGACCTGACACCTGACCAGCGTGAGAAGAAAGCGAAGGCAGCCATCACCAAGCGCAAGGTGCAGATCATGAAACGCAGGGAGCAGCAGCGCAATGGCCGCAGCTGAGCTCAACCTCGTTATAGGCGTCATTGATCATGCCAGCAAAGGACTGGACAAGATCACGGGAGGCCTGGGGACCGTCGGCAAGCTCGCCGGCGGCCTGGCGCTGGGCGGCGCTGTGGCCGGCGTGGGCGCGCTGTCTGCCGCGCTGGTGGCAGGCATCGGCGATGCCAGAGAAGCCAACCTGATCATGGCGCAGACGGAAGCGGTCATCAAGAGCACGGGAGGCGCGGCCGGCTTCAGCGCAGAGCAGATCGCGGACATGGCCGGGGAACTGTCGGCCGCGTCGGGCAAGTCGCTGTTCGGCGATGACGACATCCAGCGCGGCCAGAACATGCTGCTCACGTTTACGAACATTTCCGAGAAGCTGCCGGATGCCACACAGACCATGCTCGACATGGCAACCGCAATGGGCACAGATGCGGAAGCCGGCGCGATCCAGCTCGGCAAGGCGCTGAACGACCCGATCAACGGCGTGTCGGCCTTATCGCGGGTCGGCGTCACCTTCACCGACCAGCAAAAGGCGCAGATCAAGACCATGCAGGAAGCCGGCGACATGGCCGGCGCGCAGGCGATCATCCTTGCGGAGCTCAATAAAGAGTTTGGCGGCTCAGCTGAGGCCGCGGCCGCAGCCGACGGCGGTATGGCTCAGTTCACCGACCAGATGGGCGAGCTGGCAGAGAGTGTCGGTGCAAAGGTGTTGCCGGTCCTGAATGACCTGCTGGGCTGGCTGACGAGTCCGGCCGTGCAGGATGGCATCTCGGCGGTGGTGGATGGGCTGGTGACTGGCTTTGAGTCGATCTGGAACGCGGTCCAGTTCCTCATCACCGGCGATTTCTCGGGCGGTATCTTCGGCATGAGCGAGGATGATCCCTGGATCAACGCGCTCTTTACGGCACGCGAGACGATCGTGTCGTTCGTTGAGAGCGTCTTGCCATCGCTGCAAGCGGCCTTCGAGACGGCATGGGCCGCGGTTCAGGTCGCGGTCGATACCGCGTATCAGTTCCTTGCCGGGACCGTGTGGCCGTGGCTGCGCGATGTCGCCTTCCCCTGGCTGCAAGATACTGCGCTGCCGGCCTTGCAAACGGCATTCGAGACGGCATGGGCGGTGATCCAGCAAGCGGTGGACACCGCGTATCTGTTCTTCCATGATGTCGTCTGGCCCTGGCTTGAGCAGAGCTTCACCAACCTGAAAACGACGATCCTTCCGTCGCTCCAGGCGGCCTTCGATGAGGTCTGGCCCAAGATTCAGGCCGCGGTCAAGGCGGTCTATGACTGGCTCTCCGGCACGTTCTTCCCGTGGATTCAGAACGTCGCTATACCCTGGCTGCGTGATGTCGGGCTCCCGGCATTGCAGACGGCCTTTGAGACGGTCTGGCCGCTGATCGAGACTGCTGTTCGGACGGTGTATCTGTTCTTCCGCGATACCGTGTGGCCGTGGTTGCAAGAGGCGCTGCGCCACACGACCGAGGAAGAAATACCGGCGATTCGGCGCGCGTTCGAGACGGCCTGGCCGATCATCCAGCAGGCCGTGAGCACAGCGTATACGTGGTTCAAGGATGTCGCGTGGCCCTGGCTGCAAACGGCGCTCGAGAACATCGTGAGCTGGATGGAGACGGCCGAGCAGGGCTGGAACGCGGCCTGGGGCCTCGTCTCGGGAGCGGTCGAGACAGCCAAGAACACGATCAGCACGATCATCGCAACGATCAAAAACCTCGTGCAAGGCGCAATCGATCGGATCAATGACCTGATCCGGCTGATCAACATCATACCCGGCGTCGAGATTCCGACCATTCCCACCGGGCGCGGCGGCGTGACAGGCGGTATACATACCCAGCAGGTCGGCGACTTCGTGCCGCTCGGCGGCATCGGCGGGCATCCTGGCGGGGGTGTGATGACCACCATCAACATCGACGCGCGGGGATCGTCCGACCCGGCCGGCGTGCGGCTGGCCGTCGAGCGCGGCAGTAGTAGCCTGCTGACCGAATTGCGATCGGGAGGGCGCGCGTAGATGTTCTATCTCGACCGCTTCGCCGATGTGGATCTGCCGCTCTTCGAGGCGCGTCAGACCATCTCAAGCGGCACCAGCCTCTCGACCTTCCGCCAGCTGCAGGATGGCGGGGCGTACCGCGTGCGGGGGAATGAGCGCAGCCCGCGCCAGATGCAGACCATCACGACCTCGGGGGAGTTCGTCGTCGAGACGCCGGTCGATATGATCGAGCTGGCGCGGGCGCTGTATGGCGAGCGCGGCAAGCTGGGCAAGCTCTACCGGCGCCTGTGGAGCGGGGAGCGTCACTGGTGTTGGGCCGAGCTGCTGTCGGTCGGCGCGGAGCTCGGACCGCCCAGCGCCTTCGTGCAGCCGGTCGCGCCCGAGTTCCAGATGATCAGTGCTTCATGGTTCGGCGGGCAGCATGGGGCGGCCTGGCGCTGGGGTGAGGTCGCGGGCGGCGATGATTGGGGCTCGGGCGTCGTGTGGGACCAGGCCGAGGGCGATAGCTTTGACATCCTTGCCAGTCGGACCAATGACGACTTTCTGATCGAGAATGGCGGGAACGTCCCGGTGGACAACGCGATCCTCACCATTTCAGCCAGCGCCACGCACGCGATCACCGACCTGCAAATCATCACGGAAGATCCCGAGGGCCTGACCGACGGATGGCTGATCTTCAACGCCGATGTTCCGGCCACAAAGAACCTGGTGATCGATTGCGGCGCAAAGAGGATCACGATCGACAACGTGAGTGTCTACAGCGACCTCGAGATCGGCGCGGCGCATAAACTGGCTGGCTGGCTGCGCCTGTATCCGGGCACAACCACGATCACACTCGGCTATTCCACTGGGGCCGATGGCACCCTGCTGATCGAGTTCTCGGAGGGCCACGAATGAGCACAGACAACCATACCGACCTTGCTGCCGACAATACCGCAGCGATCGCCGCGCATGTCACGACGCCGGACGGCCAGCTCGACGCGGCGATCGGCGATCGTGGCGACCTGACGCTCACGCCGAGCGTGTCGCTGGTCGAGGCGATCAACGAGGTCGTCGCGCATGTTGGCGGCAGCCTGGACACCGACGGCACACTCAAGAGTTCGATCGCGGGCGCCGGCCTGGCACTCGCCAGTAATGTGCTCTCGGTTGGCGTGGACGGGACGACCGTTGAGATCAGTAGTGACGCCCTGCGGGTCAAGGATAGCGGCATCAGCGCTGCAAAGATTGCGACTGATGCCGTGACCCAGGCGAAACTGGCCGACGCATCGGTCGGCACAGCTGAGTTGATCGACGCCAACGTCACCACCGCAAAGATCCTTGACGCCAACGTCACAGCTGCCAAGCTGGGACCGGCCGCTGTACCGAGCGGTGAGCTGAACGCCGACCCACGGTTTGCCCGCTTCACGACGGTCAGCACTGCGGCGGTCTACGGCAAACGGCGCTTCTCGCACGGCACATCGGGCGCGACGATCTCAGGCGGTCAGATGACCTTCACGCTGGGCACGCCTGCGACGGGGCAGGAAGGCCACAAGATATGGGGCAGCGAAGCCGGCTTCATCGGCGGCGATACTGTCTCGGTTCGCATGAAGGCGATTGTGCCTGCGACGGCGACGGTCGCGGTCGCACTCGCAGGTCGCACCAGTGACGGGACCACGCTCGCAGGGACGGCCGGCGCAGGGAGTACGGCGGTCGGAACGGGCGTCGAGCAGACCTTTTACCTCGAAGGCTACGTGCTCAATGCCAGCGCCGCCGCTGTGGATGCCTACATGTATCTCGCCAGTGGGACGGGTATCGTTGTGATGACCGAGATCAGCCTGGTCAAGGGCGCGAAGCACAGTCCGGGCAACGCGGCAGCGGCGATCCCCGCGGGCACGCTGGCACTCGACCAGATCCAGGCAGCGGTGGGGACGGATGATGACTTGCCGTCACGCTTGACGCGCACTGTTCGGCCAGCCGAAGACCCGTTCAACCGCTCCTTTGCTCCCTCCGCACGCTACCAGGACGGCTCGACGATCCTGCGCTGGCAACAGGGCGGTGGCAGCGCAGCGGTGATCGAGAACGACACGAGTAACCCGTTCGGACTGACGACGTACCGCATAACGCCAACCTACGGGCGGCGCTACCACCTGAGCGAGTTGGGCTGGAGCGTGGGCGACGTGGTGAGTTTTGGGGCGCTGGTCCGTATCGCTGTTGGCAACACCTACGCGATCAACTATGCCTTCCGCAACGCAGCAGGAGGCTCGACGGGCGCGGCAGCAGGGACATCCACCGCAGGAGACGCGAGCGTCCAATGGCTGACGAAGACAGGCGTCACCATACCAGCGGCAAGTGTAGCAGTCGATGTGTACGTTACGCGCTCGGTCGGAACCGGGACGCTTGACCTGTACGAGATGTACGCCGTGCCAGGGGCGTACATCTCACGCATAGACGCGCTCAGTCGGGGCTATGCCCAACGCTACGAGCCCGGCGCGTGGTGGATGCGCCATCAGGCACTCAACCCGGAGTTGAATATCGCGAGCTTGCAGGGCTGGCGCACCGTCCAGAGCCAGCTCGCGCAGGCTGCAAGTGGCGTTCGCGCCCGCATCGCGTTCATCGGGGACAGCTACACCAACGGCGCGTATCGCTACCTCAAGCCACTGGCGGCGCGCCTGGTGGCCGAGAGCGCCGACGCCGGGCCGGGCTTTGTCTCGACCTATGCAACCAACTACAACGCAGGGATCGCCTATGGCTTCCCGCCCAAGCTCACGTCGGTCAACCGGTCGGGCACCTGGACCGAAACTGTGTTGACCGGGCGCGGCGCGGACCTATGCGAAGCAGCATCCAGTTCAGCAGGGGCGAAGTACACCATCGTCTTTACTGGCACCGATGGCTCCATCCACTATCTGCAAGGTGGCGGGCATCTGCGCTGGCGGCTCGACGCCGGGAGCTGGACCGATGTCGATACGGCGGGCGCAACGGCCTTTGCCCGGACAGCACTCACGACCATCGCGGTCGGCAGCCACACGCTCGAGGTGGAAGTGGTCAGCGGCACCATCACGCTGCTTGGCTTCGAGCTGTACGACTACTCGGTGACGAATGGCACGGTGTTCCACAAGCTGGGCTATTCGGGGAGCAAGGTCAGTAGCTGGACCGCCGTCACCAGCGGGGCGGTGTGGCGTGCCGCGTTCGCCGCTCTCGCTCCCAATCTCACCGGTATCTTCCTGGGCATCAATGACTCGGTAGGCTCAAGCGACGGCGATGCGGTCTACAAGACGAACATGATCACGCTGATGAGCGACGTTCGTACTGCCCTCTCGGGCGTGGATCTGCTGATCATCTCCCCGCCAGAGTTTGCCACGACGCACCTGTACGAGATCAGCGAGTTCTCAAAGCGGGCCAAAGAGTTGAGCATGACGACGGCGAACTGCGCGGCAATTGACCTCAGAGCCTCTATCAGTGCCTACTCGGCGACGTTGTTTGAGGACAACACGCACGTCAACGCGACGGGCGGGCAGCTCATCGGGGACGTGCTGTACCGGGCGTTGAAACGATAGGACCGACATGACCGGATTCTGGGTTGACGCACACGATCAGGTGACGGGCGACAAGCTCGGGGATGGTCCGATCGTCTCGGTGTCGCGCTTCGCCATGACGCAGCGTCTCACCAAGTCGGGCACCTGGGGCGCAGACCTGGCCGCGACCGAGGCACGCATCAATCATACCGACCCGACGCCGGCAGATCGCGTGCTCGACACCAAGCGGATTGTCAGGTGTCACGCAGTCCGGGGCAGCGGCACGATCGAGCTGGGCGCGGGCATCATCGACACGCTGGGCATCGAGGCGGCCGGCTACGGGATGGACATCGGCGGCAATGACCTGTCGATCCTGCTGGGGAATCCAACGGTGCATGAGCTGGCGCTGGGCAGCGTGGGAAGTCCGATCGTGGTCAAGGATGCGGTCGAGGCCATCGCAGCCTACGGCGCAGGTCTGGGCCTGACCTTCGACACGACGACGTACCTGTCCCTCGGCGACACGACCAGCGCCGACGATCATCTCACAAACGTAACAAACGTGAGCAACTTCCAGGTCGGCGATCCCATCATCGGGGCGGGGATTGACCCGGATACCTCTGTGACGCTGGTCCTGGGGGACACGCTCACCATCTCCAACCCGGCGACGGCGACGGCCTCCGGTGTCGAGCTGCATAGTAATCAGGTCGAGCATCAATTCTCGGGGGAGTCGGTGTTAGCCGCGCTGATCCTGCTGGCGAACGCGGTCGGGGAAGATTGGCGGCTGGAGGGCGATACGATCGTCTGGCTGTACCGCACCCGCGAATCCTGCGGCCTGCGCGCCGTGTCTGCGGTTGACCCGATCGCCATCCTTGCAAACGACGATGCCGTGGTGATGACCGCCTTGCAGTATCAGCGCGAGAGCACGCACCTCTACAATCGCATCTTCCCCTACGGCGCGGGGAGTGGCAACGCCAGGGAGACGATCGCGGGCATCACCGCGCCGCTCCCGCCTGGATACAGCTATCACGAGACGATCATCGGGGCGAACCACTATTTTGGCATCCAGCACGATGCAAGCGTGACAGCAGACGGGCCGATTGAGCGCGTGGTGCCGTTCCGCAGCGTCGTGTCGCCGAATGAGATCGCGCGCCTGGCGCTGGTCGAGCTCGGGCGCAACCTGACACCTCTGGACACCTACACCATCTCGGTCGAGAAGGTCAGGGCAGACATCAGGCCGGGCCAGTATCTGTACGTCGAGTATCACGACGCCTACGACGGCTACCGGCCGCTCGACATCAACACCGACCTCCTGATCCAGCAGGTTCAGCAGGAAGTCACGATCGACGGGGCGTATGTCGTCGGCCTGCTACTCTCGAATCAACGGCGCTGGCCGGCTACTGTCGCGGCACGCCTGGAAAAGATCGCCCAGGACATCGACACACTGAGTAACTATACGCAGCCGTCGGTCTGAATCGCGCAGATCGGCGCAATCCTACTTGCGGGATGCCTGTGCCCGGAGCGCCCGCGCCCTGGCGTAAACCTCGCGGACCTTGGCGGCAGCCTCGCGCCCTTCCGCAACGGAGGGCGCGACGACGATGATGATCCGGTCATCAGGCTCAGGCGGTGCTTGCCGCCCCCACGTCCGGCCGATGAGCATCCCAACACCGAGCCCGATGAGGAGGGCGTAGATCAATACCTCTCCTGGCACCATAGCAGACCTCCGATCGTTTGTTCTCAGCCTGAGAACCCCTGCCCCTTTCGCCAGCGGTCCCAGACGGCAGGATCTCGCACGTCGATACCAGCCGTCCGGAGTGCCGTCACGAGCTGCTCGATTGCCGTCTCCCGCGCGTCTGCCCACTCGCCACAGGCGGCTTCGTCGTCGAACTCGGCCAGGCAGGACATGTACGACATGTTGTCTCGCGCGAGCTGCACGGCACAGGCGATGATATTCTGCTCAGCGGTCATGGTCCCTCCAATAGTGCCGTGCAATCCCAGAGCTTCTGATACCCTCGCGCCGGGATGGGTACAGCCAGCGCCTGCACGTCATCGAGGTTGAACGCGAAGCGGCCGGGCGTGTAATCGCCGAAGGCCCACTCCTGGTCGGAGAGGCCGCCGGCGATGTCTTCGGTGCGAACGCAATCGACCAGGCGGCAGGTTGCAAGGATGAAGCCTCGCGGCAGTTGGCTGGGGATGTGGATGCCGGCGGCGTGGAGCACCGAGCGGAACGGCTCCACCGTCATCAGCTTCGCTCCCTCCCAGCCGAACGTGCGGCCGGCGTGGATGGCCAGGCGGCCGCGATACGGTGTCGACCAGCTCCGCGTTTCGTACTGCTTCCCGCCGATCGCGATCAGTGTTGCCCAGGGTTGAAACAAGCTCAAGGCGAGAACCGGTTCAGGGGATCTGGTCATGCCTGTTCCTTTCTCATCTGGTGATCGGCCGTCTGCTGCTCCATGTACTCCTCGTAGTCCCACATCCGACAGACATGGATCATTCCGCTCCCGTTGCACTCCCAGCACTCACCCATCAGGCAATCGCCGCCTGTACCATCGCAAGCCCGGCACACCTCACAGTCGATGCACTGATCGTCCTGATATGGCGGGTCGTAGCTATAGCTCATAATCCCAGTCCTCGTAGCTATACCCTGACGGGATGGGAATAAACGTCAGTACCGCCTCGTCTCGATCGTTGCGAGTGTTGTAGGCGGTAAAGCTCGTCCCACCCGGGTAGAAGTCGCCACTCTCCGAGTCATTGATCGGCACGAGCGCGACAACCCGGAGCAGGTGGTTGTCAGCGATCTTCTCAATGCGAACGTCGCCGGCCTTCCACCATTCGCCAACCTGGTGGTCAAAACCAAAGATCGGATGCTCGGTCCCTGTGTTGAAACCGAGCATTTCCGGTGTGATTGCAACAATGATTATTGGCTGTTCCACGTCTTTGCTTCCCCTTCGCTCTGGACCTTGAGTCGGTACCGCTCCGGCTTGACCGTCGTCTCAATCGAGAGCAGCCCGTCAGCCAGCAGCGTGGCCAGCACCTGATGGATGCTGGCCCAACTGGCACCCGTCGCGCCGGATATGTCGGCCCTGGTCGCGCCGTCGGTGTCGCGCAGGAAGGCCGTGATGCGCTCCATCGGCGTCTTGCCAGCCCTGGCATACTCGCGCAGATGGATCGACGTGATCAGGCGCGAACCGGGGCGGCGGCCGTTGGTCATGGCAGCCGATCGTTGGCCGCGCGTTGGCCACATCGCTGGCAGTAGCCCCTCGAACCGCCCCATTCTGCATCCTGCACTCGCGGCTCGCTGGCCGCGCAGGTATGGCACAGGTCGATCTTTTGCAGCCCGACGACGTAGTAACAGATGCCGGTCTGCTCGGCAAAGCGCAGGAATTGAACAGGCGCGATAAAGTCTTGTGGATCGCGGATCATGACATACCTCCAGGTGTAAACCTTTCTTTTCGGCGATTTCCGGCCGATTGCGGAACATTGAACTCAAATGCGTCGTCGATCGACGGCGCTCGAGCAGCTGAGCGCGCTTTACACTCACGCGCTCGGGTCCGGCCATCTGAACGCCACGTAAAACCACGGCACATCGCCGACATCGCGCGCCAGCTGCTCACGCGGCTCCATCGGCGTCAGGAGCTCCGCGTCACCCGGCACGTTGCAATGCCGGCGAAACGTCTCGATCTCCGTCTTGCCGACCGGCGTGTTGGGCCGCTTGATGGTGAGCGTGACCGTACCGTCGGCGACTCTGACCACGAGCTCCGCGCCGCCTTTGAGTGGTGCCCGGCGCTGGCTGCCATTCCGCCGGCTGATCCGTTTC